ACGAAGTACTAGGATACGTAGTAAGAGTAGGAGATGCTACTAGTCAACTGGTAAACGTAGCTATACTTCTAGGTGACAACGCTAATGAGTCTGTATCAGGTCGAAGCCACAGGCTAAAAGATAAGTCTAAGGCTTGGGCGTGGCTAGGAGCGTCTATTAACTTTGTGTTTGATGATGAACACTGTGAACGTGCATACAACAACGACGTAGCTAGGGCAGCAAAGACCCTTAGTGAATCTAAGCCTAAGAAAAAAACTACTAAAAAGTGAAGTACTTCTCTATATCAGAATTTGACTGTAAAGAAACAGGAGAAAACAATATGAATCCTGAGTTTCTAGAAAAACTAGATGCACTTAGGAATTATTGTGGTCTTCCTTTTGTTATTACCAGCGGCTATAGAAGCCCTAGCCACCCGTTAGAGGCTATAAAAGAGATACCGGGGACTCACGCGCAAGGCATAGCAGCAGACATAAAGATAACTAACTCTGCTCATCGGTATTCGTTAATAAAAGCTGCCTTAGAATACGGCTTTACAGGTATAGGGGTTGCTGGTACTTTTATTCACTTGGACACACGGGGTTCATTACCTGTGATCTGGACGTACTAATGTTATACACGAAGCACGCAACACTTACCGACACTACTCTAACAACGCTATTTACTGTTCCTGACGGATTCCATGCTATTGTTTCGTATGTATTTGTGGCGAATCACGGCGGCTCTACAAATAATATAGATTTGTATTGGGATATAAGTGGAACGCCACAGGTTTATATTTTTGATGGGACTAATGTAGCGGGTGGTGGTAAAGAAACATTAGGAAATGGAGGAGGTGCGTTGTTTGTCCTCCATGCAAACGAAACGGTTAAGTGCCAAGCTGGAGGATTGGGAAATATAGAGGTTGTTGTGACCTTTGATCTTCTTGATATGCCTCCATCGTTAATTAACTTTGTATAAAAGCCCTTATTAGAGAACTTTATGAAAATTATTGCAGCAGCATTGTCGGTATTGGTCTTAACGAGTTGCGCTTCAAGCAACTCACTATATTATGAAGCAGTTCAAAAAACTGCAGAAGCTAATGCAAAAGCAGTACAGGCTAAGTTTAATGCTTTGTCTCAGATTGCGTCTAGTGGCGATGGACAAGCGGCTAGCGCTGCTGTTATGGCATTGGCTTTAACGCAGACTTCTAGCGTGCAACCTATCCCACAAAAGTCTGAGGCGATTCAGTGGGCTTCTATCTTAGCTTCGCCTGTAACCTCGCTAGGGATGATGTGGATGCAGGCTGATTCAGCCAAGACTATGGCCCGATACAACGCACAGGTAGATCTTGCTTCTGTTCAGGCTGATGCTCAAACTCAACAGGCTTTGTATGGGAGCTTTACGAATATTTCTAATGCAGGTCTTGCTGCTGTGGGGAACGTAGACTACACCCCGTTTATTGACGGTATGGTAAATCTTGGAACTGCAGGTCTAGACTCCAGTGAAAATATTGCTACGCTTGGTGTTAATAGTGCAGTCACATTGGGTACCGCAGGAATTACTGCTACGCAAAATGTAGGCATTGCTGGAATGGAAGGCATTTACACAAACAGCCTTAACTGGCTTAACTATTCCGAGACACGCGACACTACTTGGAAAGACATACTAGCTAATGAGCAAAGCGGATGTGTTGTTACCACTAACGAAGCTGGTCAAGTCATAGTAACGTGTAACTAACCTTGGCTGATTTGAATGTTCAGTTGCTGCCTTGGCAGCAGGAAGTCTACTCTGATCCTACACGGTTCAAAGTAGTAGCGGCAGGGCGAAGGACAGGGAAGTCACGCCTCGCTGCATGGATGCTTATCATTAACGCTCTACAGACCGACAAAGGTCAAGTTTTTTACGTTGCGCCCACGCAGGGACAAGCCCGTGACATCATGTGGCAAACCCTTTTGGAGCTAGGAAACCCTGTGATTAGTGGTGCCCACATCAATAATCTACAGATTAAGCTGGTCAACGGGGCCATGATTAGTCTCAAAGGAGCCGACAGGCCAGAGACAATGCGTGGTGTTTCCTTGAAGTTTCTTGTGATGGACGAGTACGCAGACATGAAGCCTGACGTATGGGAGCAGATCCTGCGTCCAGCACTAGCTGACCAAAAAGGTTCAGCAATGTTTATAGGTACGCCTATGGGCAGAAATCACTTTTACGAGTTGTACAAGTTAGCGGAGCTAGGGGACGATGAAACTTACAAGGGGTGGCACTTTACCAGTTATGACAACCCCATCCTCGACCCTGAAGAAATTGACACGGCAAAGAAGTCCATGTCGAGTTACGCCTTCCGACAAGAGTTTATGGCCTCATTTGAAGCAAGAGGCTCAGAAATGTTCAAAGAAGATTGGGTACACTTTGGAGAAGAACCAGATGATGCCCAATACTATATCGCTATTGATTTAGCTGGCTTTGAAGAAGTTAACAAGAAAAGAACCAAGAACACAAAACTTGATGAGACTGCAATCGCTGTTGTTAAAGTTGGTACTAATGGTTGGTACGTTGATAACATTATACATGGGAGGTGGAGCCTTGACGAAACTGCTTCCAAGATATTTCAGGCCGTTAGAGATTACGAACCCGTTAGTGTTGGTATTGAAAGAGGTATAGCAAAGCAGGCTGTAATGAGTCCCCTGACAAATTTAATGAAACAGTATGGGAGATTTTTTAGAGTCGAAGAATTAACTCACGGTAACAAGAAAAAGACCGACAGAGTTATGTGGGCTTTGCAGGGTAGGTTTGAGAACGGACAAATAGAACTAAGAAAGGCAGAGTGGAACAATAGATTCATGGATCAACTGTTTCAGTTCCCTGATCCTCTAACCCACGATGATTTAGTTGACGCACTAGCATACATAGATCAGTTAGCTAAAGTAGCTTACAACTACGACTTTGAAATTGACGATCACGAAATATTAGATATAGTAGCAGGTTACTAAAATGATGAACCCTTTACCAGCAGAGCTAGTAAAATCTATGAGTACCAAGCGTGTTTGGCGTCCTTTTAATACATACGGAATCTACGCAATTTCTGCTGTGGTGTTTTTTGCACTTAGTTACAGCGTAGCAATAATCTAAGGAAAATACTATGGCAGATGAAATTTATAGTCCCGACCCGCTTTTAATCGAAGAGTCGTTAGAACAATGGGTAATGATAAAGTGCGACAATTGGAGAGACAATTATGAATCAAACTACGAACAAAAGTTTGAGGAATACTATAGGTTATGGAGAGGTCAATGGGATCCTGCTGACTCTGAAAGAGCGTCAGAGCGTTCTAGAATTATCTCTCCTGCGTTACAGCAGGCTGTAGAGTCTAACGTAGCAGAACTAGAAGAAGCTACTTTTGGTCGTGGTAAGTGGTTTGACATACAAGATGACATGAACGACCAAAAGCGTCAGGACGTGATGTACCTACGCAACAAGCTAACAGAGGACTTTGAATCCTGTAAAATACGTAAGGCTGTTGCAGAGTGTTTAATTAACTCTGCTGTCTTTGGTACTGGCATTGGTGAAATCATCCTAGAAGAGATTAAAGAGATGGCTCCAGCGACTCAACCCATTATGGGTGGGGATCTCACGGCTGTAGGCGTTAACATTACGGACAGGGTTGTTGTTAAGTTAAAACCAGTGATGCCTCAGAACTTCCTTATTGACCCTGTAGCTACGTCTATTGAAGATGCTATGGGTGTGGCTATTGATGAGTTTGTGTCTATGCACTCTGTAGAGCTTTTACAAGAGCAAGGAGTGTACAAAGAGGCGTACCTTGAGTCTGCTGCTCCTGATTCAGAACTAGAACCAGACCAAGACTTAACCATATACCACGATGACAAAGTTCGGTTAACTAAGTACTACGGACTTGTACCACGAGAACTACTAGAAGCAGAGGGAGTAGACGTAGAAGAAGATGGTAAGTACGTAGAGGCTATTGTTGTTATTGCTAACGGTGGTACGTTGCTTAAGGCTGAAGCTAACCCTTACATGATGCAAGATCGTCCTGTAGTTGCTTTTCCTTGGGACGTAGTACCATCAAGGTTCTGGGGTCGTGGTGTTTGTGAGAAAGGCTATAACAGCCAAAAGGCACTTGATACAGAGCTACGCGCTCGTATTGATGCTCTAGCCCTCACTATCCACCCAATGATTGCTATCGACGCTACACGGCTTCCTAGAGG